GATTCCGAGATCTCGACCTTGACTTTGAACGACACCCAGTGTCGGGCGATGTCACTATGAAAAATAACGAACAGGCTATCAAGCGATCTCTTCGTAACCTTGTGCTTACCAACCCCCGCGAGAAGTTTTTCCATCCTGAAATCGCTTCGGGTGTGCGAAACCTTCTATTCGAGAACTTCACTCCAGTCGTAAAAGTCAAACTGGAACGAAACATTAGAACACTGATTGAAAACTATGAGCCAAGAGTCGTACTCGATGATGTGACTGTGTTTTTTGTGGAAAGAGAAAACAGGCTTGAAGTCAGCATCCGCTTTGAGATAGTGGGTCAACCCGGAACTGCTGATCTCACATTCCCCCTAGAGAGGCTACGATAATGGCATTTGACGATCTAAGTAAGAAACTAGAAGTTGCAGATCTCGACTTCGACACCCTAAAGAATAGTCTCAAGGATTTTCTTCGGGGTCAAAACGAATTCAAAGACTACAACTTTGAAGGCGCCGGTATAAACTACCTGCTCGATCTCCTTGCATACAATACTCACTATCAGTCCTTCTACACGAACATGGTTGCAAATGAGATGTTTCTCGATACGGCTATCAAAAGAGACTCGGTTGTTTCTATCGCAAAGCATCTAGGTTATACACCCAACTCAATTCGTGCCGCAACTGCAACTGTCAATCTAACTGGAACTTCTGAAACTACTATTCTCAGAGGAACTCCGATCAAAGGAACTGTTGGATCTGTTACTTACAACTTCGTACCAATCGATGACGTATCAATTACAGCAACAGGTGATGCTAGTTTGTTTGGTGCGGACAGCGTAAGAATTTATGAGGGAACCCTCGAAACAACTTCCTTTGTGGTGGACTATACTAACCCCAGTCAAAAGTTTATTCTACCGCAAAATGCAGATACTAGCACACTAACGGTGCGAGTACAAAACTCCCTCACTGATAACACGGGGTATAGCACTAAATGGCAACTTGCATCTGATTTGAATGAGGTCGATGATACCGACAAAGTGTACCACCTACAAGAAGTAGAAAACGGTAGATTTGAAATCTATTTTGGTGATAACATCGTCGGAGAAAAACCAACAGATAACAGTGTCATCGTAGCACAGTATGTTCTTACGAGCGGTGATTCTGCAAACGGTGTCGGTAGAAACGATCTTCTCAAGGATGGGATAAACTCGTTTACTCTAAGTGGATACACGGTCCATACAATCGCGTCTGCCGCTGGAGGTTCTGAACCAGAAACCATGCGATCTATCAAATACCATGCGCCAAGATCATATGCGGCTCAAGATAGATCAGTTACAGCAGATGACTTTAGTACAATGCTTGTTCGAGATTATGCAGATATTGAGTCTGCGTATGTCTGGGGTGGTCAGGACAATGATCCACCAGAGTATGGTAAGATCTTTGTCGCCCTAAAGCCAAAAGTCGGACTAACTTTGGATGATGCCACTAAACTGGATATCATCAATGACATCAAGCGAAAAAGAACAATCGTATCGATCATTCCAGAAATCAAAGATCCTGATCCAATTTATCTTCGGTTTGATGTAAGGACATTGTTCAACCAAAGCAAGACTAATCTAGGAAAAGGTGGGATCGAAGATCTCGTCAAAGTTCAACTCCGCTCTTATGTTGACCGAGAACTCGAAAAGTTTGGTGCTGATCTATACTTCTCTAAATTGACAGGTCTTCTAGATGGAGTGAGTGACGCTGTTGTTGGTAATGAAATGAATATTGAACTAGAGAAAAGAATTACCCCATCTCTCATAAGGACAGGAAACTACTTCTGTAAATTCAACAATCCTATTTTCCATCCACACGATGGTCACATCCCAGTAATCAGCAGTACACCATTCAATTACAAAGATGACAACGGAACCGTATTTGTCGGTTACCTTGAAGATGACGGTCAGGGTTCAATGAGGATCTATAAGATTGGAGAGGATGGTAATATAGAGATAGTATACAAAAACATGGGATCTGTTGATTATGTTTCAGGCACCATTGAGATCAAAGAGTTTAGACCTGTTGGTATTACAGGAAGAACAGACATCGCAATTTATGTGAAACCTGCTGATCAAAATGTGTTTTCTGATCGTGAACAACTTCTTACATTTGATCCATTTGACAGTCGGGCGATTCTCGTTTCTGCTAAGTCTACACAAAGACAAGCAGATGAAAGAATGATCACTACCAGAAACCGAGGTGGTATTCTCAATGTCGTATCTGATACAGTCAGTGAGGTATCAGGGAACTTCTCTGTAGGAGAAAGTGCATCTGGTAGTAGCAGTTCTGGTAGTGGAAGCGGCAGTGGAAGCGGTAGTGGAAGCGGTAGTGGAGGAGGATCATCCTCTAGTGGAGGCGGTGGTTACTAATGAGTATGCTGATCTTCTTTGGTGTAACTCAGGACATCGTAAAATCTGGAGTATCTCTTACTCCAGCAGATACGGTTCGTTATCATACATCACCACTGATTGCAGATCAGGCTCCAGATTTCATCCGCTCAGATCATCCCAAATTCATTGCATTCATCGAAGCATATTTCGAGTGGCTTGAAACAGAAGGAAATCCTGGCGAGACCAGTTTCTTTTTGAGAGACATGGGAGATGTAGACGACACTTTGGATAAGTTCGTTCAGCATTTCAAATTCCAATATCTCAACCCCTTTCCTAAAGAACTTGCTATTGATAAAGCAACAAGCACACCCGTCGATGAAAAACGACTTCTAAAGAGAATCAAAGAATTCTATAGGGCAAAAGGAACTGAAAAGTCATTTCAGTTGTTGATGAGAGTTCTCAAAGATACTGATCTTTCATTCTATTATCCCAAAGAAGACATCTTCAAAACCTCTCATGGTAAATGGTATGAACAGCCCATTATCAAAACCACATATAGTCTTGATATGGGAGTCACTGGTCCGTGTGGAGGAACTGGGGAAGAGAACATATTCGGAACGATTGGTAGCATAATTTACCAAGTGAAAAACAACGAAGTTATTGCAAACTCAAAAGTGGAACGTGTTGCATTACGCTACGGCACAGCCACCAAGTCTTTTGCAGAAATTACGATGTCAAATATCAACGGGAAATATGAATCCGGTACTTTGATCACTAACGGCGATATGTTGAATGCAGGTAAAGCCGATGCGATCACCGAGAAAGAGTACATCTATTCGCTGGTATCGGAAATACAAGCAATTACATCTGGACGTTATTATGATGTAGGTGATATCATTAGTGTTACAACGAGAGACAAGACAGGTCAAGGTGCTAAGGCTATTGTTACAAGCACAGGAAC